TTATTTAGGATAACTAAGCAAGGCGGTGTAGTGGTTTGGATTGTAGGAGATGGACACGAAAAAGGAGGTGAAACATTAACATCATTTAAGCAAGCATTATTTTTTAAAGAGATAGGATTTATTGTTCACGACACAATAATTTACAAGAAAAATAATTTTAGCGTTCCTTTCCCAGACAAGTATCATCAGACTTTTGAATACTGCTTTATATTGAGCAAGGGTAAAAAGAAAACATTTAACCCTATTTGTGATAGGAAAAATAAGAAAGCAGGACAAAGCGGAGGTGTTCAAAGTATTACAGAAAAGGATGGGACAAGGTCAAAGCGAAGTGCTAAAATTATAAACGACTATGGTAAAAGACATAATGTTTGGGAATACGATACAGGAATGTATTTAAGCACAAAGGATAAATTCGCTTTTAATCACCCTGCAATATTCCCTGAAGAACTTGTAAAAGACCATATTATAAGCTGGAGCAACGAAGGTGATTTGGTTTACGACCCGTTTATGGGAAGTGGAACAGTTGCAAAAATGAGTATTCTAAACAATAGAAATTGGATAGGAAGTGAAATATCTTCTGAATACTGCAAGATTATTGAAGAAAGAATTAAAAAAGCGTGGAAAGAAAAAAGAAAAGAAAAAGATTTACAAGCACAAACTCTATTTGGAAACGAAATGTAGCACTTGCGTATAACTTACTTATTTACATAATTCAATTTTTTGAACCATGAGCGAATTGTCAGAAAAAATACTGAAAAACATCGCAAAAGGTATGGAAAATGACCTTTTGTCCAATGGCGAACTGGTTCAAATAATTGAACTGTGCGGCAGTTACCTTAATCTTTGCTCCAGGACTGAGTATGCAAAACAAAACAACATATCATACAACGGTGCCAAAAAGAATAGAACCAATATCAAATTGTTCAATATATTTTTTGTAATTGATAACGAATAAAATTGTATCTTTGCATCGCCGCAGTATGTCATTTAATTAAATGATATGCGTATATTTTTTTTAATAATTATCGTATGTGTGTGCACATCAACTCAGGCACAGACATATTACTATGAGCGTTACTATAAGCTTTACGTTCAAAAAAAACAAGACACTGTTTACTTCCTCTCAACACCTAATAAAGTGGCAACAGACGCTAAGGTATGGGCTGCAAAGTATAACTTTAAAAATTACAGATACCGACGGCATAAATTAATACCAAGACGATGAGATTAATTATATTTTTCTGCCTGCTTGCTTTTGGGGCATCGGCACAAAACTGCACCGTTTGCTCTAACTCAAACGTAAACTTACAGTCTACATACCCAGCAACAGCGACACACTCATGGACTTGCTCCAATGGATTCACGTCAAGTCTTCAAAATCCAGTCATGCCAGTAGGTACAACAAATGTCACCTGCACACTTCTGGTGACTGATGTATCAGGATGTACTGCAACGTCTCAGTCAGTAATAACCGTTATAAACGGAGCACCAACGGCAACACTTACAGCCAACAGGTGTCAGATACTTTTGTCAGGTACAACCTGCGGAACTTTGACCGTAGAAAGAGCACCAGCAACGTCTGGACCTTGGACACCCGCATCAGGGCCATACACCTTTCCATACAATCCTAATCAAACAGGTTTTTATCGGCTGAAGATGGTCTGTCCTTGTGGCACGTTCTATTCAAACTCTGTTTACATCTACTACACGACTGGCGTCATAAACTCAGACTGTCTGATTTTACTTCCAGGATGGGATTCTAACACCTGTAACACTTGGGACATTTATAAGTCCTGCGACAATGGGGTGACATGGGCTTTATGGCAATCCAATAATACCTCTGGATTCACATTCGCCGACGACGATTGCTGTTTCCGCTGGGTTTGTGCCGCAAGTACAGGACTCAATAACTATTGTGCCAATGACCTTTGTATTGTGGGGGAAAACTGCGACGTAGGGTGCAATGCTGCCATAGGAGTGGGGCAATCAGGATGTACCATGAACATCACGTGGGTGGTCTGTGCTGGTACGTGGCAGATCCAGAAACTTATTGGCTCAACATGGACAACAGTAGCATCTGGAACGTCACCCGGACCATCGACATACACCATCACCAGCAACGGACAATATAGGGCGACACAAACCTGCACGTCGCCTGCTTGTAATTATATATCCACTACTTTGACATTTACCACATGCGGGGGGCCATGTACGCCATTGCCATCGGTGACAATAACTCAATCACCCACGCCATGTACTACCAACGCAACACTAACGGCAAACGTCAGTAACTGTAACGGGTCACCGGTTTATTCGTGGTCTAACGGTGCTACAACTGCCTCAATTTCAGGCGTGTCAACAGGTACTTATTCAGTGACCGTTTCGGGGTGTTGTGCATCTACTAATACATCCTATACTTTAACCTGTACACCTGCCAATCCGTGTAACGGTTTCTCCGCTGCCATTACAGGTACATTCACAGGGCTTTGCGTAGGTTCGTCGTACACATATAACAGAACTATCACAGGCGGCACGTCTCCGTTCACTCAGCAATGGAAACTAAATGGTGTCAACGTTGGCACAGGTACATCATACACCTATACGCCAACGGCAGCAGGGACGTACACCTTATCTGTGACGGTGACAGATGCCAACAACTGCCAATACACAGCAAGTCAGACCATAACCGTAATTGTGTGCTGTGGGCTATCGGTGTCACTATCTCCTGACATAACCGTCTGCATTAATCAGTCAGGTACATTCACGGCTACGCCTACTGGTGGAACGGCTCCGATAACTTATAGTTGGACGTCACAGTTGCCCCCAGCGGGCGTGGTGTCTCAGGGGTCTGGTAATCCAAAGACGTTGACTTTCGGAACGGCTGGAACTTACAACATTGTTGTCACGGCTCAGGACGCCAACGGTTGTACGGCTCAGGCATCTCGTACCATGACCGTACAGGCGTGTGCTGATTGTACTTGTACGCCAACACTAACTTTGAATGGTTGTGTGCTGAACGGTGGTTTTACAGGTTCAGGGTGTGGTAATTTTTCTTACCAACTTCAATATTCTCCAACAGGTACAGGCTGGAGCATTGTTCAAAGTGGATTAGCGACACCTTCTGGAACTATAACTTATACACCAACGGCCAACGGATTTTATAGATTGATAATAGCTGCGACAGGTGGTTCAGGGTGTAGTACACAAGTTGCTCCAGACGTATCAGTAACATGTTGGACACCTACTTGCAGTAATCCTACTACATTGACATTGAACGGTACTACAAGTTCAACATGTATGACAAATCCAGTTACAGTTACAGGCAATACTTTTGGTGGTTCTGCAACATCTGTAATACTTACTCATAATGGGTTAGGTACTTTGACTCCTACGAGTACAAGTACAAGCCCTTTTAGTTTTACATACACGCCATCGGTTAGTGACATAGGACAAACCAGAACAATAACTGTTACTACAAACAACCCATTAGGAAGTCCGTGTATTCCAACGGTAATGTTTTATGAGATAATTGTAAATGCTAATCCAACTGTTGCAATTACATCTTCTAATTCGCCTATGTGTGTAAATAATACTCGGTCATTGACAGGAACTCCGGCAGGCGGCACATGGTCAGTTTCAGGGCCAGCAACATTGTCAGGGAATAGTGTTTTGGCTACAGGAGCAGGAAATATTATAATTACTTATACGGTAACATCAAACGGATGTACAGGCAGCTCAAGTCAAACTATTGTTTCAAACATTACACCATCGACACCAGTTGCAAATATAGTATGTAGTAATGGTACAGGAACGATAAATGTAACAGCTCCAACAGGAGCAGGGTATGAATACTCTATAAATGGCACAACTTGGCAAGGTTCAAATACTTTTTCAGGTTTGGCAAACAACACATATACTATTTATGCTCGTTTGAATGGATGTACTAATAGTACAACGGTTGCCGTAAATTGTCAATCATGTGCATGTACTGCATCTATTGCAATAACTACGGATTGCAGCATGTCATTAACTCAAAACTGTACAGGTTACTCATGGACTTGGCAGGAAAGTATAAATGGCACAAGCGGATGGACAAATGTACAAACGAATGGTAGTAGTTATTCAGGTGTTTCAGGCAGATTTTATAGGGTAGTTTTGACAAAGGCAACTTGCACTGATGTAATTACGAATATTGTAAATCCATCATGTCCATGTTTAGGGTTTAGTATGTCAGTAACCCCAGTTACTGGGGGAGTATCGTTTGGCACTTTGAATTTCAATGGAACGCCTTTGACAAATTATCAAATCCAATGGCGTAGATGTTCTGATAATTCAGTAGTATTTACTTCTGGTATGGGAACAGGTTCAGGAACAGGAATTTATCCGCATCCAAGTTCAAATATACCATTAATAGGTGACTGCTATTATCCATATATTGTGTCAAGTTCTCAAGGTAATAATTTGAACTGTTTTCCACAATTTACAGTACAAAACTGGACATGTGCTAATCCACCAAGTTACTCTTACAATGGGCCTGGTGGAGCTGCATCAACAAGAGAATTTAGAATGGATATTACACCATCGTTAGCTTATATTGTTATAGGTAATTATTATGTGGCAACTGTACCTGATTTGTTAGAAGTAATATATAATGGAGTTACTATTTATAGTGGTTCAGTAAATCTAAACCAGCATTATATACCAATAACCTATGTAACAGGAGTTAATTATGTCACGTTTAGAATTACAAATTCAAATCCATCAGTAAATACTATTTGGTCAATTGATGGTGTAAGATGTTGTACTGCCTTACAACCCTGCCCGACAATTGCGGATGTGCCTTTGGTAACGGCTCCATCATCAAGCTTATCTACGGAATGTGGTTGCTTATTAAATACTAATATAAATACCGCATTTGATAAAACTTGTAGAAAGTGCGAATGGAACTTAAATAATGCCAATATTAATGTAGGCGATTGTGTTACGCAAATTACAGACCCAAATAACACTTGTGTAAATGGCAGTGTAACGATAACAAAAACAGCAGGAGCAAACAGAATCTTGACATTTGCATCAGCATCTATGTATAATACTGTAAAGGCATACATACAGGGAACTCCTTCAACAAAATCTGTATATATTATTTTTAAAAATCAAAATTGTGCCAGTGATGGAACAATAGTCGGTATTAATTTTTGGCCTTTGTATGCTACAGTTACATACGATGATGTTAATTTAGTTATTAACATTACAATAAATGCAAACCCTTTCCCAGACGATTGTATAAATTGCAATAAGCTAAAGAGAAATCTATACGCTACAATGTTTATTAATTTTAGTAGTGCTGTTTCTATTTCTACAGTGTTGTCACTAACAGGATTAGGTAGAGTTGCCTATGTACAAAACACCGTAAATCAAATATACGACTTCAGCAGTACTATAGTATGTACCACCTACCCATGTACAGTAACATTAACAGTTCCTTATAGATGGTTCATTAGAGATGTTAATTGTCCGTGTCAAAGTTGGCAATTGTTTAGAGATACTAATAATGATGGTATTTATGAAACTTTAGTAAACGAAGCATCAGGATGGACTGGAACATGTTTGTAGAGTAAATCCAGTCTCAAACTGTGGTGATGAATTTAGTCTATCACAAACGTTTAGCTGCCCATAAACTTACTGCGGCTGCCCTTAACAAGAGGTCTGTTTTTCTGTCGCACATTTTGCAATAATTTGCGACAAACTGCTGCTAACTACCCACCGCAAACTGCTTATTTTTTTAAATATTTTTAACGGCATATCTTATTGAATTTCAATGAGGTATGCTTTGCTTTAAAAAAAAGTTTAAAATATTTTTGAAAAAAACTTGCACAGTAATGTAAAGGGGTGTATCTTTGCATTGTTAAATAATTGTAAACCAAAAGTATAAAGCAATGATTGATTTCACACCAAAGCAAATTGAGAGAATCGTTCCAATCCTACATGAATGGATTATCAACGATACCATAGACTGTTTTCAATGCCAGTCAAAACTATTTGACTTAGGCTTGGATGATGAAGAAGTTAAGTTCTGCATGGATGCAGTAAATTTAATAAAAGTTGATAAAATTGGCGTTGAAGCTATGCTACTTGAAGCAATAGAGGATGCCAATTATGACGATGGCGGAGACGACTGTAACTACTGCGGACATGACGACGTTGCTCACGACGAATGGAAATGGATATGAGCGAATATGTAAAGCTAATGTCCTCATTAATCGTTACTCAGGAGCGGTTGATTGAGGAGCTGCAAGAACTCGTAACAATCACTGCAAAGCGTGGAGACGTGGATAAGAATCTTGAAAGGATTATTGACCTCACAACAGAGGTTCATAAAATAAATGAGGCGATGGATGAGGAACGCAAAAATATTAATAAAGAATATCAACAGGCCATTAGTGGTCTGCATTTTTGAAAAATTAAAAACATAAATATGTACAAAAAAACACAAAAATTAACCATATACGCCGAAAATGTCGTTAAAATACTTCTTTTCACGTGCCTTTTTCTGGCTCTCGCAAACAACATCATCAGGTGTGCGGCGTTATAAGATACTTTTCATTGCGTTTTACTGCCCCCGCAAAAGTGTAGGGGCTCCGGTTAAGTGATTACACAGGATGCCAAAAGTGGTGTCCGGGCTGAGACGGGTGGAGCCTAAACGACCCCGTTATTTTTTGAAACCAAACAAATTATTAAAATATGAATTTACCATCAGCCGAAAAAATAAACTCGGCACATCAGAAACTTCGTTCTCTCAGGCACAAAGGACGCCTCGCCATTGTTGAACATCTATACATCGTAGGGACTGCTAATGTAACAGACCTAATGATACGATTTAGAATCCGACAAGACATAATGAGTCAACAGCTACGAATACTCCGCAAAGCAGGCATTGTAAACACCGAAAGATTCGGCAAAGAGATTTTCTACTCCGTAAACGAGCAGGAAATAGCACGAGTATCAAAGGCAATTAAAACTTTTTTACGTGGGAGACAAGATTTATAAACTCATAAAAGAGCACGGCACAATAGATATGCTAACCATCGTATGCAAACTCAGGGTGTCACGCCAGGCAATCCACGCCGCTATGAAGCATTATATCTCCACAGGAAAAGTGAACAAAAAACTTGTCAATAACAGAGTCGTTTATTTCATCTAAAAATCAATCAAAAATGAGCAAAGAATTAGAAAAGCAGCAGGTGCTACCAAAACTGGCAGACCTTTACAATGACGTCGATATGGTCGCAAAACAGGACCAACTAAACTTCTTACTCGGACAGAATCCAAAAGCAGAATGGATAAAAGTACATCCATACATCCAAGGTTGGAAGGATATTCCGATAGACAAAGTTGAATGGCTCCTGAGACGTATTTTTAAGTCATACAAAATTGAAATAACAGGCCAAGGCACAGCATTCAACGGCGTGTGGGTGACCGTGCGTGTCCACTACCTTAATCCCACAACAGGAGAATGGTCATACTATGATGGCATAGGTGCTCAGCAACTACAAACTAAAAAGGGCACAAGCCCAGCAGAGATGCAGAACATAAACTCAGGAGCCGTATCTATGGCGTTCCCAATCGCTAAAACAATTGCAATAAAGGACGCTTGTGACCACTTCGGAAGATTGTTCGGGTCTGATCTGAATAGAAGGGACATCGTACCTATAATGATGGATGAAGCTGTACACGAACGTAAAGCAATACTCGAACGTGCGTATAACGAAGTAAACGGGGTGAGCAATGCAAAGTGATATCCTCTTCCGTTGCTCATCACTCGGAAGGCTGATGACTGAGCCCCGATCAAAGTCTGAAAGCCTATCAGAGACTGCAAAGGCTCTGTGCCTTGAGATGTTCATAGAACGTAAATACAAACGACGCAAAAAAGTGGAGTCGAAATACATGACAAAAGGTATTATAAATGAAGAGGTCGCCATCACGTCGTTTAACGTACATCTGATAAAACAGACAGGCCAATTCATTGAACTGGTAAAGAATACTGAACGACGCAAAAACGATTTTATTACAGGTGAGCCTGATATATGCAACCCTATCCTTGCTGATATAAAAAATTGTTGGGATATTTTTACCTTCTTCGATGCTAAAACGAAGGCTTTAAATAAAGACTACTTCTGGCAGTTGCAAGGTTATATGTGGTTGTTTGATTTTGATACTGCCAATCTCGTTTACACGCTCGAAAATACACCCAATGACATAATGGAACGTGAAATGAGATTTAAAGAGTCATCCGATGAATCAGACTTTATCTTTGATGATATACCGGCCGAAGAAAGAATCCACATAATTAATGTGGAGCGTGACGATGCGTGTATTGAAGCACTCAAAGAAAAAGTATTGTTAGGAAGGGAGTATATTGCAAAACTTTTAGCAATGCCGTAAAAAAAAACAGTCACAAAGCAGCATTTTATTATTATTTTAAATCAATCAAATAACATGTTCATATTAGAATTATACGATAGTAATGGTATCAAGCTAAATTTTGGCGATATTGTAAGGGTATCCAATGGCCGAACTGAGTTTTTCTCAGAGGTTAAGTATTTGGAAGATGAGCAAATAATTACACCGTTCCACAATTTCTCGTTCCATAGCATTTACAAAGTTGATTCATTACCGCATGGGTTATTGAAATCAAATGAAAGTAGATACAATATTTGGTACAATCCAATTACACATTATAAAAATGAAGATGTTGCTGATAGCCAATATTTGTTTGACTGGAGGCAGTGTGAGTACTTATTGGAAAAACGTTGTTACAGAATAAAAAAAAATGATAACCATCAAACTAAAACACAATGAACACATACACAAAATACTGCCCGAATGTATTCGTCGCTAAGTGTATTGAAAAACACGAAAAAGGTGACATTATCGAGATGACCACAAAATACGGTCAAACACATGAAGCAATCGTATTCAATTATTTAGGCACTACCAAAGACGGTCAATTTTGTTACTCAATAGTCAGAGCAGACGGTTATAACGTCCAGGAACGAGCAAAGGCAAAAGCTGAAAGGCTTCAACAATGGGCTTCAAATGCCGAAAAGAAAAGCAATCAGTATTGGGAAGCATCCAATGAAGGCAAGGACTTTTTAGTTTTGGCAGAACCCATAAAAGTAGGCCATCATTCCGAAAAACGTCACAGGGCTTTGATTGAGCGAAATCATAACCGTATGGCAAAATCTGTTGAGCTTCAAAAGGCCGCTAATAAATATGAGGGCCGGGCCGAATACTGGAAAAAGCAAGCCGCTGTTATAAACTTGTCCATGCCTGAAAGTTTAGAGTTTTACGAATATGAACTTGAAAAGGCAAAAGAGCGTCACGCTGGGCTAAAAGATGGAAGCATTCAGAGGGAACATTCATTTTCTTTGACATATGCGAAAAAAGAAGTAAATGAAATTGAATCAAAATTGTTAATTGCTAAAAAATTGTGGGCATGAAATTAACACTACCTCATAACCGGGAATATACAATTGAAAAGCACGAAATTATGGTAAAGGTTTTTGAAGAACATGGAGAGTCATTTACAACTGAGATTGTCGATTTGTTTTAAATTCCCCATAACTTGTTTATAACCACAATTTAATATTTTAACCCATGAATTATAATGATGGTTTTATTATTGACTTCTTTGAACTTATGTTTTTGGCAGAGTCAGTTATTCCTGAAAGACCAATAGCAAGGTCAAAGTGTTTTGATGATTTTTCAGAAAGGCACTATCACAAAATGAATGATGATCAAAGGTTGCAATTTTTTGAACACGTACAAAAGTGTCACGGTTTTACTTTGGAAAATGAACAATGCAGACACTTTTTTGCAAGGTTTAATCCGAAAAATCAATATTTGGTTTCTTGTTTTCATAATGGTAAAGCCGAAGCAATACAATGTTATGTGTTTGATGAAGAATATAGGACTTCAAGAAATAGATTTGTTAATCGTGATTACATCAAAAGCGTTGTCAGGATGCACGATTCTAAAACTATCATTTAACGGTTAAGTTTTTATTCAAAATATGAGAGTATATTTAATTAGAAAAAAGGATGCAGAGGCATATTTAAAAACATTGGAGTATAAAGAATTTTATGAGGTAGTAGGTGCGACTGTCGATAAGCCAAATTTAGATAATCGGAGGTCGTCATAAAATGGCTCAAACTTGTTTATACCCTTATTTTTTTTTGATTGCGGGCAGTCATAACGGCTGCCCTTTTTTTAAATAATATTTACATATGCAACTAAGACCATACCAAATAGATGGCATTAATCAAGTGGCATCTAAATACGCAAAAGGTGAAACACGTATCATTTATCAACTTCCGACAGGGGCGGGAAAAACTTTCACTTTTGCAGCATTGATTGAAAGATACCTAAAAGCCAAAAATAAAGAAACAGTAGTCTGTGTCCACAGGCTGGAACTACTCAAACAAACTCAAAGGACTTTGATGCAAAACTTTAAAATACCAAGCGAACTTATAGTAGCTAACAAAAAGTACATTAATAAGTCAAAGGTCTATATTGGGATGGTTGAAACTCTTAACAATAGATTAAAAAAGAACGCTAATTGGGGTCACAATATCGGCCTTGTCATAATAGATGAAGTCCACATAGGTAATTTTAAAAAACTATACGATTACTTCCCAAACGCTCTTGTTATAGGGACCACAGCAACACCTATATCCGCATCCAAAAAAACACCCCTTAAAAAGTTTTTTACAGATATTGTCACAGGACCTCAGATTATGGAGTTGATTAAGTCCGGGTCTCTGGCTCCAAACATCACTTACAGCCTCAAAGGAATAGAACCTAAAAAGTTCGGCATCAAAGGCGGTGAATATAAACAGGATGTAATGGCACAGGAATATAGTAGATCGAAAAATGTACACAACACCCTGGCAGCATTTAGAAAACATTGCAACAATGAAAAAACTATTATATTCAACGTCAACATTAATCATTCAAAGTTGGTAACACAAACTTTCGTAAATGCGGGGTATAATTGCAGACACCTTGATGGCACAGAATCAGCTGAAACACGAACAGATACTTTCAACTGGTTTAAAAACACTCCTGATGCCATCCTTTGCAATGTCGGTGTCGCAACAACAGGATATGACGAACCAACAATTAGAAACGTAATCATTAACAAGTCAACAATGTCCGTCAATCTATGGTTGCAGATGACAGGGCGGGGGTCAAGAATGTCACCAGGCAAGAACTTTTTTAGAATCATAGACATGGGGGCAAATGCTAAAGCCCATGGCGATTGGTCTATTGACAGGGACTGGGCTGATATTTTCATGAATCCTGACAAACCTTCAAAGGGTGGCGGAATACCTCCTATGAAGGAGTGCGATAGTTGTGACGCATTAATTCACCTGCGTACTATGGTGTGCCCACATTGTAGTCACGTACATGTAGTACAGGAAAACTACGACATGATAAAACCAGACTTCGAGGTCCTTGTGTCACGTATTAACGTTGAACGATACCACAAAGAGACAGTAGAACAGGGACATAAGACATTCAAGACTTTTTTTAAGATTCTCAATACATCAATAACAATATTAAAGCATAAGACCGCAGGTATTGACGTGAAATACTCAGACCTTGATGATGCCTTTAATACTTTTGAATCCAAGGTCAAAGAATGGTGCAAACTATCCGGAGTAACGTACAACAAAAGAATAAAAGACTTCACCGTACAGAATTGGAAAAAAGAAATTAAATATATCTTTGCAAACAAATCAAAATCTTTGTCATGATCTCCATCTACAAAAATGTTTACGACACCAAAAGTAAAGACTCCATCGAAATCGATACTTTTTTAGACCACATAAAAACTGGCTACTTTCAAGACGACGTAATAAACTTCAAGACCGCAAAGACCAAAGACGAGCAGGACAAAGCTAAAAGGATGGCTCATGTGGTCACTATATCAGGATTGTTTAATGACAAGAATGATACAGGTCTGATAACCCATTCAGGGTTCATATGTATCGATATTGACAACGTGGATCCGATGGAAACGAAGTCTATACTTTGTTCGGACAACTTTGTATATGCGGCATTTGAATCAATCTCAGGTCATGGACTGGCAGTCATTTTCAAGATTGACGGCAAACGTCACAAGGAGGCTTTCTCTGCCATAAGTGAGCACCTTGCCACAAATTACGGCCTCGTATCTGACCCCTCATGTATTAATGTAAGCAGGGGGCGTTTCGTAAGTCACGACCCACATATATATATAAACCATGATGCAAAAAGATGGGTTCAGTATCAGGAGAAAACCGATAAAATAAAACCACACAAAACCATATATGTTAAGACGGACTTTGATGAGATTATAAAAAATATCGATAAATCAGGCATCGATATTGCCGGATGCTACCAAAACTGGCTTAAAATTGGATTTGCCTTCGCAAATAAGTTTGGCGAGGAAGGGCGTCATTACTTCCACATAATTTCAAAGCATCGTAACGGCACACAAGCAGCAAACGAAAAATTGATAAATAGACAGTATGACGCATGCCTAAAGTCAGAGCGTGGCAATAGGTCAGGTGTTACAATTGACACTTTTTACTACTTCGTTAAACAGGCTGGCATAGAAACTTACAGCACCGAGACAAAAGAGATAATAAAGTTGGCAGCGTCTCAAAAAAGGGCAGCCGGAATGGGAAACGATGCCATCATTAAGAACATGAAGGAGTTTACAGATTTTGACCATGACTCAATAGATGAAGCCGTTCCGCAAGTCGAAAAAGACACTTTTGTAGAAGACCAATCTATAATCGACATAGTGAAGGATGAAGTAAAATTGATATACCAAATTCGACGCAATGTTATCACAAGGCAGCTTGAGATAAATGACAACGGTAATTGGAAGAACGTCGATGACATATACCTCAACACAATGTACCTGGAACTAAGGAGGAAACAACACCTCTCAAAACTATCAGCAGACCTTTTCGATAAAATTGTATTTAGCAAATTTACTGATGAGTTCAACCCCTTCCTTGATTTTATTAACAGGCACAAGGCATTGACACCTTATGGCAATATCAGAAAATTGAGTGATTGCATAACATCTGACTTCGGACTGTCAGGTGACGATAGGGAGTATTTTATAAGAAAATGGCTTGTGGGTATGATCTCATCTATTCACGGCGAACACAGCCCGCTTATGCTTGTATTGACTGGCGAAAAACAGGGCACAGGTAAAACTCAATTTTTCAGGAGGCTACTCCCAGACGAACTCAGGAATTATCACGCCGATTCAAAACTCGACATGGAAAAGGATGCTGAGATACTTATGACGAAGAAACTTATAATTCTGGATGACGAACTTGCGGGGAAGTCAAAACGTGAAAACACGAGGTTGAAAGAACTAACATCAAAACAGACATTTAGCGTGAGAGAGCCATATGGGCGTGTCAGTGTCGATTTAAACAGGATAGCGGTACTTGCAGGCACAAGTAATGAAAATGGAATCCTGAGCGATCCTACGGGCAACAGGAGGGTAATTCCGATTCACGTATCAGCAATTGACCACGATAAGTATAATTCAATCAATAAGACATACCTGTTCATGGAGGCCTACAACTGCTGGAAGACTGGTGTTACCCATGAATTTAGTTTTGAGGATATAGAGCGGCTAAAAAAGTACACAGACAGAGAGTTTGATGAAGTAAGCGTTGAGGAGGAGTCAATATTCCAACACTTTAAGATACCATGCAACGACTACGAGGGGGATTACTTCACATCCACACACATAGCATCACACATAGATATTATGAGTAGGATTAAACTAACACCAAAGCGGATAGGGATGTACATGATAAAAAACAATGTCAAAAGGCAAAGTTTTAAGTTAAACGGATCCTGGGCATTTGGGTACAGGTTGATAAAGTCGGTTGACAATGGGTATAACGATACATCATACAATGGCAATGGCAATGCTCCGTTCTGATTTTTACAGATTATTTCAGTTTTTACAGATTTGTAAAAAAATCTGTAAAAGGATTTTGAGTGCCCAAGCTATTGATACACAGCTTATTATATATATATATTTATACTTTTATAGATTTATAGATTATTATATAAATACTGATATTGAGAACGGTATATACTATGGCAGTAGAGGTCGTATAGGGGGTGTGAAATTTTTTGTAGTTCAATTTTCCTCCTATGGAACTTTTGCAAAAAATCTAAAAATCTGTAAAAATGTACAGTAAGTTATTGAAAATCAAATATTTGTCTTTTATAGATTAATCTGTAAAAATGTAAAAAAATGACCAGTTCGACCAATTTTAAGTCTGAGGACCAGCTACATGCCGCCTGTTACACATGGTTTCACAACCAATACCCTGGTTTGAGGGGTCAGATGTGGCACACTCCCAACGGCGGGGGGAGATCTATTGTTGATGCCGTAAAGTTCAGGGGACTTGGGGTACGTGCAGGAGTGCATGACATACTGTTCATATACAATGGGGTCTTGTATGGCATAGAATTTAAGTTCGGTAAAAACAAAGTAAGCCCCGAACAGGTTATGTTCGGTAAGATGCTCGAATCAAACGGTGGTAAGTGGTGGGAGGTAAGGGATTTTGAGACATTTAGGGAAATAATTAAATCAATCATAAAATGAGACTAAACACTAAACAAACAAAGCAAGTCCTCACACTAATGGTGAGAGGCAACATCCTACCAGTGACTGAATGTGTGCTTATTGAAAGCGAAGGAGGTAAAACAAAGTTCACAAGCACAGACTTGAAAACAACAGTGACTGCCTATTGTGATGCACCGTGCGATGTCAAAGTTTGTGTAGACTTGAAGTTGTTGACACAAACAATCTCACAGCTTAATGTTGATGAGTTTGAATTGTCAGAGGTTAGCAACATGGTTCACATTACAACTGATACCGGCGTGTACAAGATGGCGACCACACCTCACACAGACTTCCCGGTACAGGAATCATCAGACAATTTCCACAGCATTGACTTTGGTAACCTGATGTCAAGTTTATCAATCATGGAACCGTACACATCAAGCGACGACTTGAGACTCGCAATGACAGGTATTTACCTTGATTGGAAAAACGGTGCTATCGTGGCAACGGACGGGCACAAGATTTGCGTGTCTGAAGTTGATAAGTTGGACTTCCAGGATAAAATATTACCATCTGAAGTAGTTAGCATACTGAGCAGGATTGATGACACAGATTTGGGTATTGCAATAAATGACAGGTCAATAGAGTTTAGGACTGATAACGTATGGGTGAAGACAACGCTGATTGATGCCAAATATCCGGCATACAACGCCGTAATCCCGCAAACTAATACATACACAGCCACTATCGACAGAAAGTCGCTCATAAGTGCCGTAAAGCGGGTGAAAATATATTCCAGCCATACAAGGCGGATTGATTTACTCATAACAAACTTTGATATTACCATTTCAGCCGCCAACATTGAGTTTTCACACGAAAGTAAGGAGGTGGTAAGTTGCACTGCCACAGGCGGGATTGATATTAGCGTGGCAGCGGACAATCTGTTAGTTATGTTGAATACTTTTGAAAGCGACGATATTCAGATTGGTTTTGACGCCCCAAATAGAGCCATAGTAGCACGAGGTGAGGGAAAAGTTGTATTGGTAATGCCTGTCATGAGAGAAAATTAATGCTACGTATAAAAAAAACTTGTTATATTTGCGTCATGAAATATAAATCGGTTTATCTTTGTACGTCAACAGATGGGAAACAGGTGGTATTGAAGCAGAAGAGCCATGTTGCACGGTACTATAACATTCCATATGAGATAATTAAATGGAAGTTCAAAGAGAGTGACGAAATACAGGCAATGGGGATGACATCCAAGCGAATAAATTTATTATTAACATTCAAACCAAACACATTATGAGTTCATTAAATTCTATCTACATCAAGCGTGAAACGCTAAAAACGATGTTAAACACTTTGGAGATGACTGGCAGGGACGGAATAGAGGTCACAGTCAGCATCAATGATGAGGGCAACGAATACGGTAAGAACGTTGCGTGCTACATCTCTCAGACAAAAGAGGAGCGTGACGCCAAGAAGCCGAAATTTTACGTTGGTAACGGAAAGACATTCTGGACAGACGGTGTTATAAAAGTATCTGATAAAAAGTCAGGTATTGAAGACGCCGTTGTTGTTAACGAAGCTTTGCCATTTTGATAATTTGCGACTCCTGTCAAACCATTAGTGCTGATGGTTTGTTTTGTTTAAGATGTGGAAGTACAGACGTTGAAGAGGTAGGGCAGGAGTTGCCTTTTTGAAACTATGGATAATAGAATAAAAAAAATATTAGATGTTGACTGGCGTGAAGTAAAAGACTTCCAGCCTGAGAATTTCAAAGTGCCTTATCACGGCGAAAAAATAAAACAGTCCATACTCAAATATGGATTCAGCGTTCCGTTTGCGGTGTGGGAGAAAGATGGGATTTACTACTGCATAGATGGGCATCTTAGGAAAGAGATACTGTATGAGTTGCAGCATGAGGGGTTTAAAGTACCAAGTACATTGCCAGCCTATGTATTGGAGTGTGCAGATGAGAAGGAAGCTGCCGAGATGTTATTGGAGGTGTTCAATACTAAGTCTAACCCAATAAATTATGACATCCTTGAGATGTGGTCTGATAGCATAGGTTTTGATGTTGACTTTGGGAACCTGCATATGGAAATGGACGTTGATGTTATTGACGACGTAAAAGAAGAAAAAGAGCACGAAGACAAGCATTTAATAACGTTGAATTATGTTGAAGACGATTATCATCAGGTAAAGGATGCTTTACTTAAAATTGCAAAGTCACCAGAAGACGCAGTGTGGAAACTATGCTTTAAAACTGAAAAGTAACCGTTAGTGAAAGGAAAAATACACCTACACCCAAAGGCCAATACGAATGGCTTCGACAAAAACCCACAGAATATAGCGGGCAAAGGTAAATCAGTGTCCATAAAGTCGTATATTGAAAGGATATTAAGCGACAATGGTACTACTCAAATACCTAAAGAGCAGGTTATAAAAGTAAATGACGATGGCTCGGTGGTCATAAAAGTGCCAACACAGGAGGCATTGGCCATGAAGTTGTTGGCGTGGGCAATGTCCAGGAAGGGAAATGATAGCATTAAAGCCATCCAGATGATTATGGATTACTTTGATAAAAAGGAACCGACGAGTTTGGAGGTCACTTCAAAAGATATGGTAATCGCTGCAACAGACGAACTGATTAACTCATACTATTGCCCTGAACAAAAGAAATGGTTGAAAATTGGTGATAACTAACATCATATTTTTCTTGTTTGCATGGTTCGTCATCGCAAAGTTTGTACACCAATCAAAGGTGAACAAGACGTTCCATAATTGGAACCTGACGGTGGCAAAAGAGTTATCGGAGCACAACGTATTTAGGGAGTACTGCAAGTTGTCAGAAGAACTATGTGACCTTGATATAGAGTTAGAAGATGCAGAAGGCAAAGAGGATTATGAAAAGTGCATGGCATTGGATATAAGGATGCGGGTAATAGAAGAGCGTATAGACGAACTAAGGGGAAGACTGCATGGTGACGTGGATCGCTGGAAATGACTATCAGTTATCGAATGAGTTGAATGAACGTAGCAAGCTGGCCCACCGAATCCTCCTGCCGCTGCACTATCAAAAGACATTCACATCAGATGCCACCTACAAAATATGGTACGGTTCAAGGGTGTCTGCGAAGACGTGGGTAAAGGCAGTTGAGTTAATCCACAAGGCAAGGTCACAAACATACTTCAGGGGATTGTTCACAA